CAGTGATTTCATGGATAGCGTCCACCATATTTAGTGTCCACTATACTCTCAGGAATTTCAGATTCTGCCAGACGGCATTGAGTTGACGCTTACTGTGTTGAAGCTTTGCCGCCGCCTGATGACATCTCAATCTCCGGAAATAAAAAAGCCACCATGAGGTGGCCTGTTAGCTAATCGACTCTTGCCAGTCCATATTGTTTGTCGTGTCTATCCCGAGGGATATCACGTTACTTCCTACCACCATTTCGCCCAAGAGAATTGGAACTGGCCGCCCCTGGCCTATTCGGTTCTCTGCACTAGTAAATGAGTTGTTTGTGATGCTGTCAGTCTGCGCCGCCTCTGCAGAGGTCTTTGTTCTTAGGTTGTGTGAGCTGTAGAGTGAGTAAGCAATAGAAAGCACGGATATGATTATCGCCCCAACAACAGCGCCTTCAACTACAGGAACGAACAAAACCTCACTTCCATCTTTGAGACGCCTGTCCATGTGCCACTGTGCTGATGAGCTTTCAACATCTTCACCGGCGATCCTTAATCTCATATTTGAGCTAAGGAATGCTTTCTTAAACTCATGGCTTTGAGCGAGTAGAAGCCGGATGCCTTGCGCTGGTGTATCTACGTTTAGCTCGACTTTGCGGAAATGTCGGCGTAGATGGCCTGCAAATTTAAAGATGAGCACTGTTCATGCCTCCATATCGAATGTGTCTGTTTAATGAATGCCGGGCGCATCGGCTCTCGTCTGCTGAGATGTCCTGTGTGGTCGTGATGAAGCACCATATTGTTATTCAGAAGAATCATTGCGTGGCATGGATCGGCACCATCGAATGGCTGCCGGATAATTACATCGCCAGGCTGGGCTAATTCAGTGGATACCCGGTGAAATCCGTTAACGGGCATGTTTTTGAGGTACAGATTTTCTCCGCGCAACCACCACCCGCCGCTTCGCTCAAAATCAGGAAGGTTAATGCCGCACAGGTGATAGGCATCCCGGAACAGGCTATAGCAGTCCATCACGCCATGCTCGAATCTGCGCCCCAGAAGGAATGGCACTGGTCTGAACTTATGTAGCTTTCCACTGCTGGCAAGCCACCACGGAAGCCCGGTAGCAATTTGCATCTTCCGGTCAGCACCTGACAGGCCTGGATGATTCTGAGGGTGGGAGTGAAAAACTGCAGTAATCTCACCCACCTCTTCAGCAGCCAGCCAGTCATCATCACTGATGCGGAACTGGTTATGTGGCTCTGGATGTGCGTTACGACAGCGAAATAGTCGATCTCCGTCGATGATCAGCCCGCACACTTCATCCTGCGACGTTGCCGCATAGTCGATACACTCTTGCATCAGGAAACCTTCTGAGAGCCAGGGAAGCTGCTGATTGGCATTGGTTCGGGGAGCTTGAATCGCATCCTGCAACCAGAGCGACGATGGGAGCATCTGTCACGATTTGGATCGGCTGTTGGATTGTCTCGCTCATCTGCTACCGGCGGCCCGTCATAACGACAGCCTTCACCGCGGTAAACCCATTGGCACACATCAGCCAGTATTGTCCGCGCTGGGATAATGGCGTTATCGCAGTCAACAGGAGTAGCCAGGGAGTAAGTAACCTGCTCAAATGTTTCCTCGGTCATCTCTTCCACGATGTAACGGGAGACAGCCTCTTTGGTAGGATCTGCATCCGGGTTACCATTCGGAAAGTTAACTGCGTCAAGATGCTTAACTGGCACCTGACGGCGGGTAATGACAACTCCGAGCATGTCGTCAAAGTCGCTGTTAATGCCGGTAATAAGTCCAGAAACGTTTGCCACCGCCATCATTGGCCGTGCATACGTCCCTTCATTCTTCATCTCAAAGCCTTCTACTGCTATCGGGTAAGCCGTATATGCCCGGCCCTTCCAGATAACATCCGTGTAGAAGCCGTTAGTGCTGGAGTGGAATCTAACAACGTCGCCGCCATAAGGCTGTAGGTCTGCCTCAAACAGGTCGATAAACGCGCCAACGCCAGCGTCAACGCTCTCAATAATTAATTCTGCTGGTATGTCGCGCACGGATAACTCCCATTAAAAAAGCCACCCGGAGGTGGCTACTGATCGAATATCAGGATGTGATATATCCTGTTTGATGGTTAAGGTTGAGGCTCAGCCCGTCCATGTGAGGGCATGGACGCACACAGTAATGAGGGATGGCTGATTACCTCTGGAATAAGGAAAGCGTATGAGTAATGTAAAAAACATCCAAAATCTCATGATTGGTGTTGATGGTCGCAGCCTTGAAACCTTGAGTCATGAATTGGTTGCAATGAAGATAACGATAGGTTTGTTATTTCAAAAATTACCCGCACACGAAAAAGATAACCTCATCAAGTCACTAAAAGCTCATGACAATGAGTATTTAGGTGAGATGGCTGGCGCTTTGGAGCAGTTCAAGATTTAGCAGCGTAAACATTGAATTCTTTTGCGCGAAAGATTACTGAATCTTTTCTGGCGGCCTGGTTATGGGCCGCATTCAAAATACCGCCAGCACGACGCGCATTTGCAATCACCTCATTAGTAGTCTTTTTCACTATTTCCCTCACTGCTTCAACTTCTTGCTGCTGAATATTCATCTTACCCATAAAATCTTCCAGTGCTTCAACACGCTCTTCTAAAGTCATAACTATCTCCCGCCTTTCGGCTTATTGTGGCACTTGTTCAAATGTGGCCGTGAGTTCGTAGTGCGGTCCGGTCTTTGTGGTGCTCCACGACCGGCACACAAACAGCCGCTGCACTTCGGTGTCTGATGGAGTCCAGTAGAACGCCTCCACCGACATTCTGGCTTTCAGGAAGGCATCGACAGCCTTAGCGATGTTAGCTCTACCGCACAGGCCGTCAGTCCCCTTAAATGTCAGCGAGTAGCTATCCATCAAAGGGTTAATACCTTTTACCTGCCGCTGCTCATAACCGTCGCCCAGCTTAACCACCGCAACGTTTGGCTGCCTGCTGACGGTGTAGCCTCGCTCAGGATTCCAGGTGAATATCTCAGGCATGATTACCCTCATTTTTTGTAATATGCGGCCAATGATATAATCTACTTTCTATCTCTAAATTCTTAGGAGGCACTAAATGTCCATTCAAAATGAGTCACTTCTTACCGCAATGGCAGTGAAAACTGTTCTAAGTTATGTAATTGCTGTCCTTAATGAAGATCAACAGCAGATTCTCAAAAAACTCACTGAAAAAAGCACAATGAATTTCGATGAGCTAGCTAGCGATACAGTTTCAAAAGAAGAAATAAGAGAAGCAGCAAATTATGTGAATGATATGATAAGAGAGATAGTGAAAACTGGTCTTGGCGAAGAGTGATAATTAAGCGGCATTATGCCGCTTTACTATTTTCTTGGTGCCAGAATACCTCCAGGTCTTCTACTCTGGTCGACCAGAATTTTCATCATATCGTTATTCCATACTTTACGGAGTCTTGATATATCCTCTTCACCAACTCCGCCAGTAGTATTTATGGTTAGATTCATTACCGGGTTGAATGATGCCCCCCCACCACCGCCGCCCTGCATATCCTTATTGCTGATCACCTTTCCATTATCGCCAGGTATCATGTACTGCCTGCCAGAGCTAGCCTGGTAAATCTCAGGCATGCCACCCTCGCCTACTCGATACATTTCCCCGGCAGATACTGGACCACCGTTCTTACGGGCTCCAGCGACCGCCATTACTTTGGCTGCCAGTAGCGAACCGGCATATGCCGTTTGGCCTACAGCCGCCGCCGTTCCGTAAGTGGCTATTGATGCGCTCATTGCTGCCGGTGCCCATGCCGCCGCCGCAGCTGTAGCTTGGGCTGTTGTTGCAGCCAGAGATGCCGCTGCAGCCGCCTGACCCATCACCTGAGCCTTCACCCACTCGATACCCATCTGGACGAAACTACTTATGACGCTGTTCAGGATGGTTGTGCCGATGTTGGCGAAAGCTTCCTGCAGGCTTTGAGTGCCGTTGATAAGCCCAGTAAGAGCACTGGACGCGCCACTTTGAAGCCCATCAAGAGAGGCGGCAAGTAGCTCGTTTGATTGGCTCTGGTTGCGGAAAATTTCCCATTGAGCCTCAAGGCGCTGCTGCTCGTATTGCCACTGATGCCTGTTGCGTGGCTACAGCCAGTCGCTCTTTTGCCGCCGCTGCTGCATTATCAGCAGCAACAATATTACGCTGTATCGCTGCATACTCTGCCTGGTAAGACACAGCCAAGCCGTATTGTTTATTTATTGCCGCCTGGGTTGCCAACTGACGGGCTTTGGCTTGCTCAGAAGCAATAATTGCCTGAGAGTTCCTTATCTCAGCTTCTGCGCTGGCAATAGTGGCTTTTGCAGTGTTGTATTCAGCGGTTTGCTGCTTAATTGTTGCCGCCACTCCTGATAGCTTGGCTTGCGTTGCCAGCGTAAGCGCACCTACATAACGACTCCCCATAATTGCGGCTGCGCCAGTTAGTGCGATACCGAGAATATTGATATTCTCGCTGATGCTGACAATGGCAGAATTGAAGGTTGCAACCCCAGACTTCACTGTCGCATTTTCACCAAAAAACTTGGTGATGTTATTACCGGCAACTTCTAATGCCTGGCTAATCGTAGTGGTAGTGTTAGCGAACTCTCTTCCTATTGAATCGCCCTGAGAAAGAAGCCCCTTAACTATCACATCGGTCGTTAGCTTACCTTGAGATGCTAGTTGCCTCATTTGACCAACGGTGACACCCATAGAATCAGCAAGCGCAACAATTAGCCTGTTCCCCTGTTCGTTAACAGAGTTGAATTCCTGCCCCCTCAACGCACCAGCGGCAAGGCCTTGCGATAGCTGAATTACAGCCCCTTCAGCCTCTGATGCTGTAGCTCCGGAAACAATAAATCCCTGATTAATTATTTTTGTTAATTTTGCAATGTCATCAGCACTGGTCCCGTAGGATCTGGTTGCTCTTTCTAGTCTAGAATATAGCGTCGCAGTGCCTTCAAGGCTGCTCCTGGTCTGCTGCGTAATGCTAAACACTCTCTCAGTGACATCAACCAAATCCTGACTTGGCCTGATCGCATTTGAGAGCTTGTTATTCAATGTTGTCCATGCATCTGCATAATGCGCGACCTGCTGGACAGAAAGAATAGCTGCAAGAGATGCCGCTACACGGCTAAGGCCAGAGAAAGATGAAGTGGCGGAAGATGCAGCGCGGCTTGTTCTATCTAAACCATTTGACAGGCCTGTGGTCGAGTTTCCGAGTGAGTCCAACCCACCCTTTGCTCTCTTGACAGAATCCATCAGGCCCTTCGTTTCAAGGTCTACCTCGTAATAAATACCGCCTAAATCCTGAGCCATACTTTTCTCCTGGCAATAAAAAACCCCGCATGAGCGAGGTTTTTTGTAAGAATTATTTTTCAAATATGGTTGTCATAAATAAGATCTAAGACTGTTTTGGCTTGTGGTAAATATTTCACATCAAGATTTTCATCGATCGTTCTTTCGTATGGCCACCTTGTATAGCGGGTGGATATTGAACTGTGCTTGTCAATTGAATCAACTATACTAACTGAATCACTAGATGAAAAAACACCACCTTCGCCAGATGCAATAGGCTTGCCCTTGCCGATTCTTACGTAGGCAAGAGTGCCAGGAAAGTGCTCGCCACCAACAAGTACACGGTAGCCTGATTTATCCCTGAAAAGATAAAAGCTTTTGTGACTTACGTAACATGTCACCTCGTCAGTCATTGCATCGGTCTTACATGCTGAGTTCCAAGCACCTTTGTCATTATAATCTTTGCCTATAGTGCCTGACGCGTCTGAGTGATAAATGTTAACCCTCACTCCTTCGATATTAAATTCTTCTGATACGTGTAGTACAGGTGTTTTAATATCATCCGTCTTTGCCCATAGATCACACGTTATCTTGCTATCTGGCCGCAATTTTTTTTCTTTTAAGGATGACGGGATAAACTCTAAGCCTTCACGCCCTGTCGTTGAGTAAGAACTGTCTTCGTAAAGATCACACCCAATATTTCTTGTTTCAGAAAATCCTTGTAGCCACTTAACATCCTTTGGTTTCATTTTTTCACTGCTCATTGCCAGCGCAGGTAAAAATGAAGCACACAAACACAACAACCAGAATTTTCTCACATCCCTATCCCCATAGATAAAAGTTCGGAGTAATCCTAGCATTGGATTGACCAGAAATCAGCAGGAACAAAAAACCGGCTCTGTGGCCGGTCTTGATGAGATAGGTAAGAAATCAGGACTTTTCTTTTAGCGCCTTCATGCTTTCTTGCATAAGTGACAGCGCCCTGTTTATCCTTCTTTCATAATCTTCTTCTGAAATTTCTTCTTCGCCAATTTCTTCTTCCAGCTCCTCAAAAGAGTAATGCCCTTGCCCCTCTGATTCTTTGAAGAAGTAGTACTCAGCTACGCAAGCTTCAATCATTCTAACAAGCTCAGAGTTAACTGACCGATGATTTTCTGCGGCTATCTCGTGAACTTTGTCTTTAAGTTCTTGCGGAAGTCTAAGGTTTATCTGCGGTTCTCTTTTACTCACGGCAAGCACTCCTAAAATGTCATGTTGACATGGTAGCCAATTGCTATTACCTTTTCAAGAGTGGTAGCAAAACACTACCATAAAATGCGAAGCCCCAGCGGTTGCACCCACTGAGGCCTCTATTTGTCCCCATCCACGCAAGGATAAAAGACATGACTAATGTAGCAAAAATCGCAGCGCCAATCACGCAAGCCTCCGCAATTTCTGATGTTAGTATTCCCGCCGTTTTTTACGCCAACACCCCAGTTGTAACTAGCGGAATGCTCTCTGTGTTTTACGGAACCGATGTTGCCAACATAAAAAAGAACTACTCACGTAATTCATCTCGCTTCATTGAAGGAAAACATTATTTCCTTATTCAAGGTGATGAATTAAAAGACTTTAAGAACTCAGTGACTGAAAGTCACCAAGTTGATAAGCGCACCCCAAAGCTCACATTATGGACTGAGCGCGGTGCAGCCCGTCACGCCAAGATGCTCGAAACTGATCAGGCATGGGAAGTTTTCGAACAGCTAGAGGATTGCTATTTCAGCGCTAAAGAAGAGGTCGCCGAACAGCAGAAAAAACCGAAACAGCGCAAATCATCATCTGACGAACGCACACCACTCCGCCAATACGTCGAGAAGATGATCGCCAACAAGTCAGGAATGAAGTACCCGGCAATCTGGAAGTTGGTGCATGACCGGTTCGACGTTCAGCACATCAACCAGTTATCATCCAGCGAATCACTTGAGGCTGTCGAGTTTCTGAAGTCTATCGAAGGAGAATTCCTCGGCAAGCAGGAGGCGCTTCCAAAGCTCGACACGCCACAGTTCAACGACACCGAGTTAATGCGATTCGTTAACCTGTTTCTGTGGATGCAACGCGCTCGAGATTTGAGCTATAAGATTTACCCATCACTAAGGGATATGGAATCTCGCCTTGCCGGTGACTTCTGGGACTTAAGCCGGGACACTACTTACGTGATAAGCATGTGCTACCAAGCTCTCGCAAGAGAAACAGCGCATATCAAGCCGGGTTCTGTTCCAGGATTCCGCATTGAAGAGATGATGCGCCGGCTTCACAGCTAAACAGCGATGGTGCAAGGACGCGCCAGAAAGCAAAAACCCACCGGGTGGTGGGTTTTGAGCACTGCTAACTATTCACTAAGCCGCTTTAGGGCAAAACTTATCGATGAACTCTTGCTTTACCTGAATATCAAAGTCGGTGAAAAGAGCCACAGGCTTTACGCCTCTCCCTTGTTTTTCAAGTCGGACAAAGCCTCGAGAGCTAAGGGTCTTCAGGGTAACGGATAGATTACTTTTCTGCCGACCACACATATCAGCAAGCTCAGTAATGGTTTCTGGCTTTTGATCTTCCATAAGCCTTAGCAGCTCAATGTTTTCGTTGCTTAGTACCTGAGCGAGTGCGTTTACAGATGTAAACCACACCTTAGGTTCTCCCGGCTCAGGTTTGTACTCGCCTTTAACTATAGCAAGCATCCTTTGACGGATGTGCTCTTCAGGCATCACACCAATAAGAGCTTTCATATTTTTAACCTCGGTTTTCTCGTTGCGCTATAACTTCGTCAATTTTACTGAAAAAATCTGCTATCAACTGATTGGCAGAAACAAACTCGTATGGATACCCCTTATCGTGAGGGGTTCGATGTATGTGGTCATAGACAAGCCTTCCGGAGTAACACCCCTTCTTGGGCATTTTTATTCCATGGGCGTTATCCATTCCAAAGACGCGAGTGTTGTATTTATCGTGCAAAGTTAAACTATAACGTATCCCATGAGGCATGAAGGATGTTGCCTTGACCTCCCACACCTCAACCTTCCACCAATAACCATCATCTCGATAAACTGTTGAGCCATGCAGTGAAAGTAAATAGTCTAAACCCTCATCTCTTTCCATAGGTGCTTCCATGAATGTTATGAGCTAATCATAACCACAACCACCAGGATGTCAACTCGACCTCATAAAATTAGCACCCAATGACTACGACGCCCTATCCAGCTTCCGCTGCTTTTTCGCGAAATAGTCATCAACAACGGTGTCGTACTCTTCTTTAGTGAAGCCTTTCTGCTCAGGGTATTTGGTGTTCAGAAGTAGTTGGAATTCTGTCATTGTCAGCTTCATGGCCTCGTCTTTCGAGATGCCAAAGTGTGACCGGGCGGCGTTGATGTACTCGATAGCGTGAAACTCTCTCGTCATCTGCCCTGATTCGTTGCGCTGCAGCTTGCGTACTTTAGCCTTGCCGATGATGCCGTGCGTGATAAGTGAGCTGGCTATCATCACCATCTCTTCAAACGACATAGCGCCGGGCATCCAGATTAGTTCACCGGGGCGGCTGCGACTCGGCACCATTGAGCCAGTCAGCGACGAGCAGTCATCAGCCCTTCAACTTGCTTAATCTGGGAATCGATGGCCTCTCTCTGCCTCTCGTCAATCTGACGCTGAATCTTCACTGTGTTGATGTCGATTACGCTCACTGTGATGCCTCCATAAGCTCTGTAATTACCGGTAATTCCCCGTCAATCTCGTGCATCACAAGCCACAGCATTCCTCCCTTGTGTCGCTGACAGCGCTTAATCCGCATGTCGTCAATCTGGCCGTCATCCAGCCAGAAGCCCGCACTGGTGAGTGCGTCAAAAACGGCTTTGGGTAGATTGTCCAAATCGCGTTTGCGGTTGTCGGGCGGTGCTGCGTGGATGGTGATTCTGATGCGGGGTGTGATGTTGATATCTAACTTTGCTGCCTGGATGATTTCGATTACTTCTTTTCGGTACCGCTTGCCCCAGTCGCTGATAAAGTGCCTCCCTCGGGAGTGACGCCAGTAGCGATTGTTGCTGGGCGGCCAGGGTAGTTTCAGATGATAGGCATTCATGCTTTCAGCTTGCCCTCCGATAACAGTGCCGCCTGAGTGCGTATAATGCCCTCCAGATGCAGCGTGTGAGCATATTCAGCATCAACGGTACGGTTGCGTCGGTCTATCGCATCGTGACAAGCTGAGCAACACCACGCGCCAAACAAGTCATCAGCTTTCATGCCCACACCGGTTAATCCAGCCATCCGAAGATGAGCGAGAATTACCGTTTCACTGTTGCCGTTGCACACGCCCGGAATACGCACCATGCATTCACGGCCGCGCGCTTCTTTTCGGAGGTTAGCCATGCGTCAACTCCTTCTCATGCTCGCCTTCGTGGCTGAAGTCTTCTCCGTCGATGGGCATTAGTTGCTCTCTTGAGAAAAGGCCAAAACCATCTTCCTCTTTAACATCCGAACCAGAGTGAAAGTCACCAGTGCAAATATAAGCACCAGGATGCAGCGTAAATCTATACAACCCTGTTGCCGGGCTCTTAAAGAGACCTCTTCCGTCAGCCCTTCCATAAATCTCAACCACCCTTCCTACTAATGACGGATCTGTGTATGCCTTGATGATTATTGCCAGGCCTCCAACTCTTAAGCTACTCATCTCTCTTCACTCCCTTCTTCCCGGTTTCAATGTACGCATCACTCGCGCACTCGTCGCAGCAATGGATTTCGTCATCATCAAGCACCCTTGCACAACCAGCACATAGACCTGCTGCTGTGTTGCTGTTGCGTTCGTATGATGTGGTTTCAGAAGTGTTCAACATTCTCTGCATCCTTCATTTTGAGAAAGACGACCATTGCAGCGCGGAGGGGGTTTCTGTCGCTATGTTGATGCACAGGATCGCTCTCAAACTGCCAGTCTCCATCGAATAGCTTAAATTTCCCGAAAGCATCCCAACTTCCATCACCTTTGTCTTTCATCAGCCCGATTTCGCTTTCAATCACAATGGGCCAGCCGTCTGAAATGTCATTGCATGGGTTAAACACGCCCCGCTCTATTTCAACCTCAACAACGTTCCCGTCAACAATGTCTCCCTCAAAAGACAAGAGAACCATTGCGCCATTCTCACCCTCTTTGAAGTCTGGCGAGCCGCCGTGAAGAGCCTCAAATACTGCGGCGTTGATTTGAAAATCGCTCATCTGTGAATAGTCGGTCATGCTGATTTCCTCGATTTAACCCGCAACCAGCGCTTTGACAGAAGCGGCCATATCGGGTCGTAAGTTTTGATTTCGGATGGGAGTAATTCAGGCTTGCGTTTACTGCGGGTTCTGACTTTAAAAATGGCATTCTCCATTACGGAAACTATGCTGCTTTTCCGCTGGCGCATATTCCCTCCTCAGAAGTAGCTCTGTAGTTGGTTGAGTATCTGCTGGTCTTTCGTACCGGCGAATACGTGTTTAATGGCGGCGTTAATCATCGACTTGTAACAGCGCTCGAACTCGTCAGCGTCCATGTTGGCGTATGCTAGGCTCTTGGCCTCCGTCCTGATATCACCATTAAGCCTCATCGTTTGCTCATAGAATCCCGCCAGGATGGTTAAGTCCTTCCTGAATCGGTCAAACTGAGTGGCTTCATCTGCGTTAGCGAGAGGCGTCCTTTCGGCGCTCCAGTGCGCAAAGCAGAAGTTGAAGAAGGCGAACATCTTTCGGTGAAATGCCGGCCGGCGGGTTAGCTTTATCTCGGCGGTGTAGGTTTCGCCGTTCTTGAATCGCTGGAGTCTTTCGAGGTCTGTTTCATGTGCTGGAGAGAATACGCCGCCTGGGTGTTTATCGCCTCATGTTCGCCTGTCTCTTCGGCAGCGATTAACTAAACATCAAATCAACCAGGTCGCCATGTGCGGCCTTTTTTTATGCTCATAAGAGGCCTAAGACATGGCAGATTGTAAGACCGATAACACAAAACTCTTTGGCCGCGCCGTCATTCTGGAAGTGGCTGACGGTTGCGCCGATGCGGTGCCTACGGAGGCAGATTTCAAGCTGCTGATGCCTGGCACATCCAAGACGTTCGATATGTCCCCGAACACAACCACATCATCCGCTGATGACACGAAAGGCTGGGTTGAGAATATCGTAACCTCTAACGACCTGACGCTCTCCTTCGAAGGTGAGGTGCGTGTAAACGACCGTTCTGATCAGTACGGCGTCTACAAGTACATCAAGTACTACGTCACTGAGGTAAATGCCGGTCGCCAGCCGACGCTGTGGGTTCGCATGACCTTCGGCCAGATTCAGATTCAGGGTTACATGGTTATCACCGCGCTGAGCAATGACGGTGGCACAGATGACATCGTTACCCTGTCCACCGAATTCAAGGTGGCTGATGGATCTACCGTACAGGTGACTGACGTTGCTGATGACGTTCCGGTGACCGGCGTTAGTATCCGGCTTCAGACTGCTGACTAACCCCACTGTTTTTTGGTGGGGTTCTCTTTTTGAGCGACCGAAGGTCGCGATCGCGATATTTTTTCTCTCACCCTGCCAGCGTTTTCAGCCACAGCCTCCGGGCCACATATCCCCTCATGAAGGCCGTCACCATGCTAAAAAGCCAGCAAAGATGCGCCAGCAGCGCCAT